TCGTTGGCCCACTTGATGTGCGGCAGCGCGTGCGTAATCTGGAACGCGTTAAACCGCTGCCCGTCATAGGTGGGAAGCGCGAGGTAGATCTTCGGCTGATCCATGGGCCTCCAGTGGGGTGGGAAAACGGCAGACATTGGGGTCCCGGTCTGCCAGCGGGTTGGGTCTTTAGCCCTGGGGCATGAACGCGACCAGGACCTCGAAGAGACCCGAGGCCCCGCTGTCCGCGCCCGAGGCCGAGATGGTCACGTTGACGCCGGCCTGCGACGTCACGTCGATGCTGAACTCCGAGTTCGTCACGGTGCCCAGGAGGGCCGAGCGAACCGCGCCGTTCCCGAAGTCGGTGGCCGTGAGCAGGGCGTCCACGTCCGCGTTCACCGTTGCGCCGGTGCCGTTGACGTAGGCACCAAGGCCCACGGAGATAAGGTGACCCGAGGCCCCGTCGGGCCCGCTGACCCAGGAGAGCTTCGGGAAGATCTTGATCTTGCCGCCGGGAAGCCGGCACATCCGCGCGGTCGCGTTGCCGCTGGCCGCGGCGACGGTGAGCTTGCCGTAGGCGTGCTGCATCTCGCCGATGTCACAACCGCTGTTGAGCGTCGGCGGAACGGTCTCCGCCGCGATGATCTGGGCCGAGTCGGCCGCGTTCCAAGTCGTTGCCATTGGTCGTTGTGTCCTTTGTGGTGAGGTGTGGGAGGTGGGACCCCGGAGGCCGCAAGGCCCCCGGGGCACGTCTCAGATAAGCGGGCTACGATCAGCCACTTATGTAGCGCTCGATCTTCAGCACGCGCGTGGCTTCCATGCGCGTGGCGCCGAACATCGCGCGGGCATAACCGTACCAATGGAAAGAACGATCACCGCGCCGCGTGATCTCGGTCTGGACGTCGATGCCCGTCGCGACCAGCACGGAGTCGCGCTGGAACACGGGGAAGCAATCGACGACCTCGCCACCGTCCACGCCGGTGCCGCGCATCACGTTCGTGCCGTTGAGGACGTAGCCCTCCCACGGGCTGAAGTTGAAGCCCATGTAGGTGTTCACCTCGCCACGGACCAGGGCCTTGATGCTGTTGTAGTCGGACGACTGGATCTCGACCTGGTTGAGCAGGTCGCTCAGGCCGCCCGAGTTGATGATGATGTGCGCCATCACCGCCGGGTCCCAGTGCAGGGACAGCAGGGTGCGCCGGGCCTCGATCAGCTTCTCGATCAGGAGGCCGCTGTTCGCGGTGTTGAAGTCGGCCTCGACCACCTGGCCGCCGGCCGTGGTGCTCACGGTCGTGTTGTAGGCCTCGGTCGTGGTGCCTTCCTTGCCCGTGTACGCGGTCGCGAAGAACGCCTGGAAGGCCACGCGGTCCTTCTCGCGGCCGAGGGCGCGGACGAAGTTCTGCACGTAGGCCGAGCTGGGGTCGATCAGGGTCTGCACCCGCTCGAAGGTGTCGATGAAGTCACCGACCGCGAACGGGGTCAGGGTGACCATGCGCCGGTCGTGCGGCGTGTTGTTGACCGGCGACTCGGCGAAGCGGCTCGTCACCTGCTCGGCCGTGATGCTGCCGATCTGCTCGTAGAACATCTTCTCGCTGCGCTGGCTCTCGTTGCGGAGCAGCGGGGCCACCTGGCCCGACTTCTGCTGCAAGAGCATCTCAACATTGTCGTGGTACTGCTTTACGAATGCTGTCGAAAGCTGGTCGCTCATGGGATTCTTTCTGGGGTGCGAGCCTTGCGTGGGTTGTGTTCCCACACGCTGAGGATCTCGCGGACTTTTTCGCGACGGCGCACGCCGAGGTGCGGATAGATCCGAATCATCAGGTCGAGCGCAGGCAGTCCATTACTGCGGATGCGCCAACTCGTCTTCTGACCCGGGTGCGGTTGTTCACAGACCGACGGAGCGCGCATGAGCACGGCCGCGCGTTCTACGACGTCGCGGTCAGTCATATCGAGGGAGATCGCCGGATAGCGATCCCGCGCGAGGTGAAAGCAGCCCTCGCCCTCCAGCAGCCCTGCGAGCCATGCCGAGTCTTCGGTGGTCAGATCTACTCCGTAGCGAAAACGGTGAGCGGTTGTAGCGGCGGGTTGTCGACCAGCGTCGACCCGACTGAGCGCGCTGTGCGGTGGCGCCTGTCCCGGCCCAGCTTACGGGCGTGCGCGCGGACCCTTGCGGGCTACCCGCGACCGAGGATGGTCTTCCTCTTTTTCTTCTTGCGATCAGCCTCGAACTCGGCCGGCGTATGCGTGGCGCCGGTTTTCGGGTTCTTGGCCTCGATAACCTGGTTGCCCTTGAAGGCCAGGCGGACGCCGTTGTGGTACCGATAGCGGACGCCCGGCCCCAGCGGCACCTTTAGCTCTCCTGCGCTGCGATGATCTCGTTCAACCGCTGGACCTCTTCGACCGCGGCCCTGTGACCAGGGTTGTCCCGGTCCCAGTACGGGTGCTTCGCGTCGTTCATGATCGCGGCCTTCTTGGCCTTCGCCTCGCCGTCGTTGCTGCGGACGGTGTCGCGGAAGGTCGGGTCGTCCTCAGCGAGGAGGGCGCCCACTTTCGCGAACATCTTGATGAGGGCCGGGTGGTTGCCGAGGCCCGTCGTTTCGAGGACGTCGATGACCTCGTCCCCGCCGAACTGCCGCACCGCGCCCGTCGCCAGCTTGATCTGGTCCCGGGTGGCGGCGCCGTACTCGGACTCCAGGGCCTTCATGGTGTCGGCGTAGGACCCGCCGAGCTGGGCCGACTGCTCGGAGTACAGGTCGAGCATGCCCTGGGCCTGCTTGTCCGTGAGGCCGAGCTTGTGCGCGTGCGCGTAGAACGGCGCGAGGTCGCCCTTCACGGGCTCGCCATTCTTGATGAGCTTGGCGGTGTACTTGTCCGCGGACTCGGGCGGCGCGTCGATGACACCGGCCTCGCGGAGCTTGCCGAGGTTCGCGTCCTGCCAGGCCTTGATGGCCTCGGGCTTGGCGCCCTTCTCGGGGAGCTTGCCCATGCTGCCGCCGACGAGCCGCTGCGCGTCACGGTAGCCCTTGGCCAGGGACGGCAACGCTTCCGCCGCGTCCTTGCCCTTGATGTTCTCGAACATCTTCTCCCCGCGGAGATCCTCGGGGAGCGAGGAGCGCCAGTCTGACGGCGCCTGTGGTTTCGTTTCGGGGTTCTGATTCTCCGCTGCCGGCTGATTGTCCGTTGGGGTCAGCACTGTCGGTTCAGTCGCCATCAGTCTCTTCGATCTCCTCGGGTGTGGGCAGGGACGGTGCGGTCTCTACCGTGTTGTGAATGGCCAACGCGACGGCGCGCATCCCCTCGCGAAACGCGGACTCGTACGCGTCGCCCTTGACGTGCGTGGGCTCGTAGAAGTACAGCGTGTGCTTCAGGTCTTCGAGGACGCGCTCGCCGACCACACCAGTGAAGACCGTGTGGTACGCGTCGGCGCGCTGCTTCGCGTTCTCCCAGAGCTGGCGCTTCAAGCGGCCGCCCCCTGCGCCTGCTGCGCCGCCATGTCCATCACCTCGGGCGGCATGCTGCCGACGGCGCCGGCGGCGTCCTTCGCGGTCGAGGCCATGTTGGCCATGGACTCCTGCTGGGCCTGCTGCTGGCGCTGGGCCGTGATCTCGTCCATGGCCTGCTTCACCTCGTCCTCGGAGCGCGTGAGGTCGGCCGTGAGGCCGCGCTTCTCGAAGACGAAGCGGATGATCTTCTCGCCATTGAGCGTGATGGCGGAGTCAGGCTGCAACGTGGCGACCTGGCCCACCGTCTGGAGCGCGGCGTTCAGCGAGTCAATCTCGCCCGCCTTCTGCGCGCGGGAGAGCGGGCCGAGGTACTGGATGTCGGTCTCGACCATGTCCTGCGCGAAGGCCTCCAGGATCTCCTGGGGCGGCTCGGGCGCGCCATTCGGGTCCTGCCAGTTCGACTTCTGTCCGGCGCGTAGCATGATCGCGGCGCCGCGGCGCACGATGCGCTGGTGGGCCTCGACCTCAAGGCGGCCGAGCGTCGGGCCGAGGACGCGCTGCATCAGCTCCAGGCGCTTCTGGACCTCGTAGGCCGTGTAGAGCTGCTGGTTGGGTAGCTGAAGCTGCTCCCAGAAGAACGCGTTGCGGATGTCGTTCTGGATCAGCTCGCGCTGGATCTGGTCGTGCTGCGCGTTGTGCCCGGACTCCAGGGGCCGCAGGGCCTCCATGTCGTAGACGTCGAGGAAGACGCCCGGCACGATCTTGGGCGAGCCGACCGTGGCGCCGAAGCGGCGCACGATGGGCGGGCGGATCGAGAAGGCCCAGGCCTGGAGGTTGAGCTTCGTCGCCTCGTCCAGGGTCGAGATGTCGCCGAGGGCCGTGAAGCCCTGGCCGCGCCCGTACGTCTCGCCGGACACCTTGGTCCAGCGCGGGACGAAGGCCGGCATCTCGGGGAAGCCGGACTCCTCGACGATGTGGGCGTCCTCGTAGACGATGTAGCACGAGGCCACGGGCATCTTGTTCGCCCGCGTCGTCGGCGTGTAGCCCTTCGCGCCCGCGCGGGGGTAGATGCCGTGCAGGACGTCGATGGGCTTGTACTTCGTGTCCGCGTTCCCGGCCAGCGTGTTGACGTGCTTGCCGGCCTTGCCCGCGCCCCACCGCTTGATGATCGCGACGGGCGAGAGCTTCAGGATGCGGTAGAACGTGTCGACGTGGCCCTCGTCGTCCTCGGCGATGACGTAGGTCCCGATCTCCTGGGCCTGGAACTGGAAGCCGGCGAGGCCCGGGCCCGTGCTCCGCTGCTCGGTCATGAAGATCGCGCCCGTCCCGAAGGCCCCGAGGTCGAGGTAGACCTCCTGCATCTCCTGGTTGAAGTTCGAGCGGACCAGGTTCTGGTAGAGCCGGTCGGAGAAGGCCTCGTACCAGAGGGCGACGGCCTTGTTCTTCTTCAGGGACTCGACGCCGTTGACCAGGGCGAACCAGCGCACGACGCTCGACGTGAGGGCGCCCTGGATCGAGGAGGCCAGCAGCTCGTTGGCGCGGATCGCGGTCGAGGTGTACTGGTTCTCGACCTTGAGGCCGGGCTGCCGGTTCGAGAAGGAGAGACCGGACTTGCGCGGGAGGACGAGCCGGGCGATCCGGTCCCACGTCGGCTCCCACTGCCGGCGCATCTGGAGGAGCGCGTCGTACTCCGCGATCTTCTCGCGGGCGTCGGTCGCCATTTAAACCGAGGGGCCTCCGCCCAGAACAGTCTGACCCCCGCCGAGCTGCGCGCCCCCGCCATAGGACTCAGGGGCCGGGCCGCCGGCGATGATCGTGGAACGGCGGCCGCGCTTCTGGCGCTGCTCCGCGGTGACGGACGCGGCGGCGGCGCTGGCGTCCTCGCGCGTGGGCGGCGGCGTGTCTTCGGCCTTGGGGACGGCGGGGATCTTGGGCTGCATCAGTTCAGCTCCCGTGGGTCGAACGCCAGCGCGTGGGTCTCTGCCTCCATCGCGCGTGGGTCGAAGTCTGTGTAGGAGGTCTGCTGCCGGTACTCGCGGACGTCGGCCTGCTCGTGGTCGCCCTTGGCGCCCGTGCGGAACGCGTCCGCGCCGTGTGAGGCCTTGTCGTGGCGGGGGACCTTCTTGTACACCATCTTCTCGGCGTCGAAGTCCTTGGTGTACTCGCGGAGGGCCGTCAGGCCCTCGGCGCACTTCTCCGCGTCGAAGTAGCAAGACGGGAGGAGCGTCCGGACGGCGCCAATGCCCTCGTGGATGTTGTGGCGCGGCGTCACGATGATGGGCTTGATGCCGAGCTTGGTCGCCGTGTCCCGACGCTTGATGCCGCTCCCGAGTTCATGGACCTCGATGTCATGCGGCATGTTGTGGTGCGCGTACACGTAGGGCTTGTCGGCGATCAGCTTCGCGTAGAAGGGCAGGCCCTCGCCGCTGTGCTCCTCGTAGTCGATGCACCGGACCTGACCCATCGTCCGCTGCGTGAACCAGATCGTCGTGCTGTCGTCGTACCCGAGGTCCCACCAGCCCACGACGGGCAGTGCGGCATCGTGGGGCACGCGCGTGATCCGCCCGTTCTGCGCCAGCCACCGCATCTGCGGACCGTAGTACGCGCCGGCGATGCTGCCGAGGAAGGAGCAGTAGTACTCCTGGTCCGCGGTCTCGCGGTCGAGACGGCCGTCGAGGACGCGCTGCTCGACGAGGCGCGGGTCGATGACGGGCGTCCCGTCGGGGCGCTTCGTGTCCCGCACCGTGAGGACGGAGCTGAACCACTCAGGGTCCGTCTCGGCGTGCGTATGGAGGCGCCACGCGTGGTTCTGACCCTTGGGCGTGTACACGAATACCGCCCAGCCGCCGTTCTCCAGGAGCATGGGCTCGATCAGCTCGGTCCAGGACTGGGGCTTCGAGACCGCGAACTCGGAGAAGACGGCGCCCTTGACGTTGGCGCCGCGGACGCTGTCGAGCTTGTCCGTCCCGACGACCTGGATCAGGCTCCCGTTCCGGAGCCAGATCTGCATCTCGTCCTCGATGAAGCCGGACCCGCCGCCCTTGGTCGTGTCCAACCACGAGGGCGGTACGAAGGACTTGAAGGGGACCGAGTCGTTGGCGCCGTCGCTGCGGTCGTCACCCATGCCCCGCGACGTGCCGCCGTCCCAGATGATCTTCTTGCCCTGGTTGTAGGTCGGGGCCAGGTAGTAGTAGGTCCCGGCCTCGGCGCCCGCCATCAGGAGCAGGAACGTGAGGGCCGTCGTGTCCTTGCCCGCGCGGCGGTGCCAGACAATGTCCGCCCGGCGCTTGCCCCCGTTGACCATGGCGTCGAAGAAGGGGAGCTGGTAGGCGCGGGGCCGGTACGGGATGCCGGCCG